AAAACCTATGCCCGCATAGTTTTTATGCAAAGGTCTACCTTCTGGATGCTGACCGCCATGTGTATTGTAAGAAGTCTGAATCCACTCAGATGGGTCACCCCAGTGACCAAGTGCCAATGTTTCTGCATCAATAACAATGACGTTATCGACTACTCCGTTTGTGATGTGTGCAAAATGTGCCATTTTTTTCTCCTTAAAAAGTAATAGAACCAGATGAAGTCCAAATGTAAATTTGATACCCATCAGAATAGTTTATCTGAGGGTTTCCTGTTGTGGAAGCAGGTGGACTTTGTGTTGAAGGCCAACGAATAATTACAATACCAGAGCCACCAGCCGCACCAGCACCAGCTCCAGCACTTCCGCCTCCGCCTCCTGAGCCAGTATTTGCAATCGCAAAAGTAGGATAGGGATTATTTACAACGCCCGTGTAGCAACCACCATTGCCACCACCAGCAACGCCTAAACCATACAAAGTGGAATTTACATTTCCAGCACCACCACCACCACCAGCATAAAAAACTCTTTGTCCCGTAATAGTTGAACAAGTTCCAGTTCCACCATTTCCACCAAACCCAACAGAACTGCTTGAATCAGTCCCAACAGAACCAGAACCACCACCACCGCCAGCAACATTATATGTACTGAAATTTGCGCCTAATCCACCTGCATAACCTTGACCTGATGTTCCTGCTCCACCTGCATTAGATGTTCCACCTTGATTTGTGCTACCTCCGCCGCCAGAGCCACCGCTAGTGGCACTTTGACCGCTATCAAATGCACCACCTCCGCCTCCACCAGTTGAGGTAATTGAGGAAAATACGGAATTTGCTCCGCTACCACCTTTAGTTGATCCTGTTCCCGCTGTACCGCCAGCGCCGATTGTTATGGTTAAAGCAGAACCTGATGCAACAGTAAATCCTGCCGCAGTTAAAAGGCCACCCGCTCCGCCTCCGCCGCCAGCATTTCCTCCACCCCCACCCCCACCAGCAACAACCAAATATTCAACAGTCGTAGGTGTACCAGACAATGGGTTGTATGTTGCTGAAAGAATTCCACCTAATAAAGATTGACTCATATTGTGATACTTCCACTAGATGTAAATGTGTAGATTGTTCTACCACCAGAAGTTGTTACAGTTGGAGAGCCAGTTGTTGATGATGCCGCAGTTGCTAGGCTGACAATTACAATGCCAGAACCTCCATCGCCACCCCTAGCATAAACGGCTGATCCGCCATTACCACCTCCGCCGCCTCCTGTATTAACAGTGCCATCACTGTAAGCATAGCCCGTGCAACCACTTGCACCGCCACCTAAACCTCCAGCGCCTAATGAGGTTCCCGTATATGTACCACCGCCACCGCCACCAGCAAAATATGTAGCTGTTCCAGTAATTGAAGTTGATAAACCGTTACCGCCATCACCGCCAGCGGAAGCTGTACCATTTGCACCTGCGACTCCCGCACCGCCACCTCCACCGCCGCCATAAGCGGTTGCGGCATAAAGACCGCTTCCACCATTATTTCCTTGCCCAGCAGTGCCTGTACCGCCTGCACCATTAACTGGCCCTGTTGTAGAACCACCACCGCCACCAGAGCCGCCGTTTGCTCCGGGAGTAGTAGCAGAAGTTGGGACGGGTTGAGCGCCGCCATGTCCACCGCCAATAGCAGTTAAAGAACCAAGGACTGAGTTATTTCCATCTGTGCCATTCCCACCCCCAGTGCCGCTACCACCTGCGCCAATTGTTACGGTATAAGTTCCAGAAGGCTGAATTATTAAACCTGTAAGCAATCCACCAGCACCGCCACCGCCACCACCTGTTTTTAAAGCCGGGCCGCAATTTCCACCACCAGAACCACCACCAGCAACCACTACATAATAAAGCGTTGGAATGATAGATGGAGTTGTAGGCGCTAAAGTTCCAGAAGATGTAAATGTGTGAATAACATAGCCATTAGCAATGTTAATAGTTCCACCAGTGTAATATTGCACAGAACCAGCATAACGAACTATAACGATGCCTGAACCGCCTGTTGCTCCTGTACCAGACCATCCACCCCCACCTCCTCCTCCTGAGTTAGCAGATCCAGAAGTTCCAGAAGTATTTGAAAAACCACTGTTTGAATTTCTACCGCCTGCTCCACCCCCACCTATACCACCAGAACCACCCAAAGGAGGAGTTCCACTAGAATCATAATGCCCACCTGCACCACCACCTCCTGCATAAGCGGTAACAGTTCCACTAATAGCAGATGAAATTCCTGCTCCCCCATTACCACCAGTTGCGGAATAAATTCCTATCAACCCTGCGGTTCCTGCTCCACCTCCGCCGCCACCAACATAGTTTGGATATGTAAAAGTCCCATTGGAGCCAGCATTACCTTGACCAAATGTTCCTTGACCACCTGCGTTATTGCTATAACCACCACCGCCTCCAGAACCACCTGAATAGCCATTTTCAACATCACCATTTGTGGCAGTACCACCACTAGCACCGCCTCCATTAGCAATTAAATTACCTGTACTTGCACCTGAAGATGTGGCTATTAAAACAGAATTGGCTCCATTAGTAGGAGTTGACCCAACAGAACCCCCTGCGCCAACAGTTACATAATAAGAAGCTCCTTGAGTAATAGGCGTTAATCCTGATATAACTCCACCGCCTCCAGCTCCACCAAATCCAGCTCCTCCTCCGCCAGCAACAACTAAATACTCCAGATATTTAGGCGAATTAGATGGACTACTGCCTGACCATGCGCCTTGTATAAGACCAAGAAGTTGGTTTTTGAGAGTGAAGAGTCCTGATGCCATAATTTAAAACGTAATCGTTCCTGATGCGTTGAAGACATAGACGTTATATCCGCCCGCTTGATAATACGTGGGTGAGCCTGTTGTAGATGATGCTTGTGCTAGATAAGATGGGTATCTGATGACTACGATTCCAGAACCGCCAGCACCCCCTGCTTGAGTAGAAACACTATAATTTCCTAAACCACCACCGCCTCCGCCTGTATTTGCTATACCGGAATAACCATTTCCATTAGCATTACCATTACCGCCGCCAGCAACACCTAATCCAGCAACACCACCAGCAGTACCATTTGGATTTACTGTTCCACCTCCACCACCTCCAGCATATTGAATGGGAGAACCTGTAATCGATGAAACTAAACCTGCGCCGCCACCGCCAGAAATATAACCACTTCCATTTAATCCTATAGAACCAGCACCGCCGCCCCCTCCAGCTGGATATGGTGAGCTAGTTGTTGAACAATTACCTCCAGAAAATCCTTGCCCAGAAGTTCCAGAACCACCTGTACTTAATGATCCATCACCAGCACCTCCACCACCAGAACCACCAGATTGACCATTTTTATAAGGCGATCCAGCATCTGTTACTCCTCCAAAACCACCGCCTATAGCAGTTATAGAACCAAAAACAGAATTACCACCATTTGTTGGGTTCGTGGAATTATTTCCACCTGAACCACCACCTCCAATAGTTACAGTAATGGATGATCCAAGTGTAACGGAATAACCTGTGGCAGTAAGTAGTCCACCTGCACCACCTCCACCAGATTCAGCACCACCACCTCCAGCAACAACAAGATACTCTACCGTTGTTACAGGATAGTTCAGCCCATTGTATTGAGCAGATAGAACACCACCAATATGAGTCAAACTCATGGTCAGTCCTTATGAAATCAATTCGTAGCTGATCGAATATGTAATTGCTGAACCTGTGCCTGATGTAATGGAAATACAAGTGTTTTCCATCAAATACAAAGCTGATGTTTTATCAACAACAACCAATGACGCATTAGGTGGAACAGAAATCTGATAGGCAATTGGATAAGCTGTACCGCCTGATGGAGCAGAGCCTTGAGCTACTGCGCCGTTGGTGTAAATGCTTACAGTTGCCGTAGCCGCAGAACTTGTGACATTGGCTGCCACGATCTGGTTGACTTTAGCTACAGAGTTACTGGACGCTGCGTTGGTTAGCAATACAACTGCGGATGTACCGCTTGGTGTGTAGTATGTTGTGTTGCCATAGATGGTAGTGGAACTACCTGCGATATTAGGATTTGACATGTTGTTTCCTTATAGACCAAAGACGAGGGCCATAGCAACTGCTTGACCACGAGTTGCACCAGAAGAGGCGGGAGCTTGCCATGTAGGGGCTGCCCCAGAATTTGCCGTTAAAACATACCCAGGCGTACCAGCCGCAGTCGTTGCCAATGCTCCAGTTGTCGAAGCATATGTTACGCCCCATTGTGTAAACGCACTGGTCTGACCTGTACCGCCGTAGTTATAAGCAATAGGAGATGTGGTCGTAACCGTGGTAAAAGCACCTGTGCTTGGAGTTGTTGCTCCTACTGTACCGTTTAAAGCGCCAGCAAATTTGGTGGCTGATAGAGATGTGCCATCCCATGTCAAAGCTGAAGAAGCTCCGAATGCGCCAGAGCTATTGAACTGAACCTGAGTGTTAGAGCCAGCGGCTGATCCACCGCCTACGTTGACATAATTTGTACCATCCCAAGCCACAATAGCTCTTGTACCTGCTGGGACTGTTACTCCTGTACCTGTCGCCGCTTTAACAATAATTGACTGAGTACTTGTGGTATTGTTAATCACCACATAAGTTTTGGATGTTGATGGGACTGTAATTGTCCTAGTGGCTGTACCGCCCGCAGTCCAAAGAAGAATAGCGTATTGCGAACTGTTGGCTGTTAAACCTGTGCTACTTGCGCTACCTGTGGTCAGGGATAAGGTAATGTCAGCATCCGCAGATATGGTTTGTGTACCTGCTACCGCTACGTCAACAATCTGTGAAATAGCATTATTAACCGTATCTCCCCAAGTACCCGAAAGGGTTCCCGTGGTTGGTAAGGTTAAACCTATTAGCGATGTATTTGCCATTTAAAATCTCCTAAGATGTAGGAATAGTTGTCCAATTTGCGGTTTCTGAATTATCTATCAAAGCCCAGTTTGCTGTCTGTGGGTTATTGATATTTTGCCATGAAGGAGTCTGATTGTCATCAATTAATTCCCACAAAAATCTACCATTATCTGTTTCCGTTATTGCCATTGTTTCAGTACGTCTTACTGGATACCGGGTTGCTGGAACCTCAGTTTCTGTGATGGCAACAATTTCATTTACAAAATCTGTGTAATACGTTCCAACCGTTTCAGAATCAGCTATCGCCATGCTTTCAATGATCGTCATGATCAATGTAGCAAGCTGGCTATCAGCTATGGCTATGCTCTCAGTAATACTACCTAAGAACGTTGCTACTGCCGATTCAACCGATACTATCGGGTTTGTTTCGGTTATAGACGCAACAAACGCAACTTGACCTGATTCTGTTTCTGTTGCCGCTGCTGTTTCTGTAACCGTCTCATGATATGCAGTCTGTGCCGATTCCGTTTCTGTTAATGCTACCGTTTCAGTTACCGATCTAGCAAAAGTGGCTGCTACTGTCTCGCTCTCGCTTGCCGCCGCCGTCTCAGTCCTAGATACCGCAAATGTAGCCGCAACTGCTTCCGTAGAAGTTATTGGGTTTGTCTCGGTAACACTAGCAGCAAACGCCGATGCTGCTGTTTCCAACTCAGTAATTGCCGAGCTATCACTTACGCTTGCCGTATATCCAGTCTGAGCCGTCTCAGTTTCTGTTAATGCCGCTGTTTCTGTAACCGATCCACTAAATGCCGTTATCGCTGATTCAGTATCCGCTATCGCCGCAGTCTCAGTTATTGACGCATTCGCCGTAAACTGAACCACCTGTGTCTCAAACATGGGAACCGTACCGCCCCAAGGATCAGCTCCCCAAGCGTCAGCCCCCCAAGCCGTAGCTGGGGTCAAATACTCGGTAACGCTTACATCGTATTGGGTGATTCCACCCCAACCTAAGTCGCCCCAAGCATTATCGCCCCATGCGGCTCCTGCCATGATTAGGTCAATGTAGCAGTGTAAGTTACAGCAATAGTGTCACCATTCACAACTGATTTGGAGCTAGAGAAATCTCCAGCAGAGAACAAAGTTCCAGTTGTGCTGTCTTTTGTTGAACTTCCACCAATGTTAATAAAGCATCCTGCTACAGTTCCAGTACTTGTAATGGTAAAAGAAACAGCAGATGAAGTTGTCTTTGAACCAGAAGATGCTGCGCTGAATGAAGGTGTAGGACGATTGCCTGAATATGTAGGAGCATTAGCCAAACCTACTTCCAACCAGCCAGCGTGGGAAGCCTGAGTGTCAGTCACTGCGGCAGTCCCTGTACCTTTTAACCCCATAACTACTGCGCCTGCGGCAGAGTTTCCAAGGATTGTATCCAAAGTAGCGTTCTTACCAACTGTGGTTACAAGATTCTCAATCTCGTCAGTCCATTTGACAGAACCATCTGCACCATAGCAAATGGCTGTGTAATGCCCATCAATAGACAAAGTATCGTTAGGCTGTGTGTTGTAGCTGGTAGCAGCTCCAATCGTTTCTGTTGCGATGATTTTATCGTTCATGTTTGCTCCTAATTAGAACTGCGGATTAGCGCCGTAGTGTACGTGTTTGACGGCATTGTAATGGTGAAACCTGTTTCTGTTTTATCTGATCCAAAATCCAAAACAAAAATAGATTTGTCCCCTTTGGAATGGTTGTAGAACAGTGCGCAACGGGCAGTAAAATTTGAACCTGCCCAAACCACATTATTAAAATTAACATAGGCCGTATAGCCGTACGTGTTAATTGTTGTTCCAGTTACGATCTGACCACCTGCTGTATAACCAGTACCAGTAATTTCATTAGTAGAGGTATATATAGTTGTAGCTGCATTTAGATCGGCAAGCCCTGTATAAAGCGCTACTTTAATTGTGTCGGACAAAAGGTTATGTACCCCTTGATAAAGCTCTGCTTTAAATGATGTGGTTTGTGTTTGAACAATAGCCATCAGGTCACCTTCTGTCTGTATTGACCTGAACGATAAGCATCTTGACGTTCCATACCATCACCCAGACGTTTAGCCAATGCAAGTGCTTCATTATATTTTTGCCCATATAAAGTCACCATATCAGCTTCACCTTTCATAAAGGTATAAGCCTCAACCAAAGAGCCATAAAGAAGCACGGTATCAAAGTTGTCACCAAGCCAAGAAGTACCAGACGGGTTGTTAGTGGTATCGGAAATTGACACTGGATAATAATAATAGTGCAACTCAGCGTAATAATTAGCGTCAGGAGTGGGGCCAAGAATGAAAGATAGTTCATTGCTAATCGTACCTCCTGTAACGGACGGCCCGAACAAAGCATAATACTTTGGCGTTCCATAAGACGTAGGATTAGGATATGCCTCTCGCATATAGTTCACATCTTTGTTTAACAAATAGATGTAATCTCCACCTGCTTGAGGGTATATGGCTAATGAATATGGAGCAAGGAAATCTGGGGGTGTTGCTAAATATTGGTTCTGATAGCTAACAACACCTGTCATGTTTTTACGCAATGAAGGAAATTGAACCGTGTTATATATACGCTGCTCTGCTTGTTCAACAAAAACAGGAATATCTGCTACGAAAGTTGTTTCGTAGTTCTGCGTGTAGTCCTGAATCAGTTGCTTGAGCTGCGTATAGTTCATGCCATTGGGCCTCTCGCCATCACGCCTTTAGTCGCAGCACCCGTACCACGAATTTTGATACCAGACGTTTTAGGCCCAGCGGTAATATTACCCAAGCTTACACGACGTGCGGGCATACCACCGGGCGTAGACTCGTTGGCTTTCATGGTATTGGGGTCTGTTGCGTAATGCACAGCTTCTTGTCCAGAAGTGGATTTGCCTGTCATTGTATGGGGTTCAGCGTAAACAGAAGCACTGCCTACTTCTTTGCCACCTACTTTTTTACTAAATTTAGCCATATTAACCACCTCTTCCTGTATGGCGTTGATTAGCAACTTTAGCCAAATTACGACCAAGCTGACGCATTTGCATATTGGTTTTGCCGCCTTTAGCCAACTTTAAAGTTGTGCCTTTACCGCCTTTATGCTCTTGCTTGTCGTGCTGTTTAAAAGCTTTTTTAATAAGAGCTTTGTCTTGTTTGATGTCTTCTTTATCCATGATTAACTCCCTGTAATTGTGACTGTACCTACACTTGTTGTTGCCACCAAATAATTGGGTGTCAACCCTACGGCATTTGCTGATGCCCCACCAACAGGATTCCAGCCCCATTGAATATCTCTTGATCCACCAGAAGGAAACCCATTCACATCCAATCCTGAAGCAACATAGCTGGTATCGGGGCGAGGCTCTCGAACCGCTTGTGGATCAAAAACAGGATACAACCCCAAAGATAATTGAGGTTGGTCAGGTTCCCAACATTCTTGACATACCTTAATACTAACTTGCTTTACCTTAATGGTCAACTTGCGAAGTTCTTTAAGCATGTAGCGTTGACCACAACGGTCACATTCCGCTATCGCCCATTTACCCGATGCAAATTTGGTTGCCATGTTAGTAGTACAGTACCCTAGGTACAAAACGATTGTTAGCTTTTTCTCTGTCTTCGTCCGCAGCTAGTTGGAACTGCTGGTCATAATCAGCTTTTAAACCAAGAACACGTTGCATATCCATGCCGGGAAGTTTAATAGATAAATGATAAGCCAAACCAGCAGCCATGCAAGGCAAAAATCTAAATGGAATATCCTGTGTGTTAACGCCCGTACCCGCATCTTGGATACGACGCATACGCCAATACACAAATGTGTAGTAAGGACTGCTTTGGCTACCTTGGTCTGGAGTAGGCCAAATGTTGATTTGAGGCGCTTTTACGCCTGTGGGATAGGTTGCCCCTGACTGCCTATTAACCCAGACTTGTATAGGCCTTCCTGTGGCATTCTTGTTAGGAATTGCGGCATAGGTAGACTCAGAAATTCGATTGATATTGATGTCTGTTTGATTTTGACCCGTACCTGTGCGGGTAACTTGGTCTAGTAAATCAATGGTATCTACGGGTAAATCATAGGTTATCTGACCCGGATACACGCCAATTGAGCCTTGCTCAATAGTCCAAAGATTAATACCTCTATTTGCCCACTCTATCGTCATTAAATTTAATGATCTACGAGCAGTGCGGAAATCATATCCTGAACGTAGTTCTTGACCACAACGCTCAAAAGCTTCCTCGATAATGTCATTGACATCAAGGTTAAAGGTTGAGGTTCCAGAAGTAGTCATTATCTAAATCCTGCTGTTTTCTTTGCGATTGTTTTAGGTTGTGCTACAAACTGTTTTCCTGCCGCTTTTCCCGCACGTTTTGCACGGGTTGTAGCTGCGTATTCTGCTGGAGATAAAGCTTTGATTGCTGCCTCGGGTAAATACCTCTCGCCTGTTTTACTAGACGGCTTTCCACTCTTGGTACGCCATTTCTGGTCGCCCCAGTTTTTGAGGGATTGCTGCGGCGCTTTCAATCTTTTGCTTCCTCTTTTTCAAGTAATTCGGCATTTATTTGCTCATCTGTCATGGCATCGCAAGTACATTCGCCAGCCACATCAATTAAACAATCTTTTACATGTTCAATCACGATAACCTCCACCTGCTGCTTTGTATTTTTTAGCTACCAATTGAGCTTTACGGGCTGACCATTTTCCTGCGCCTGTACCTTGAGTCGCTGCGGCTTTTACTTGCGCCACAATTCGCTTGCGCAAACTGGGCTTGGTGTAATTGCCAGCGGCATTTACTTTGCCACCCTTGGCAAATTTTTGGAAGTCCGTATCATCACGACGCTTCTTTGTTTTTGCCTTGGGCATTTTGGATGGGCTAATATCGCCCATTCCACGGCTGGAAATCATACATTCCTACCTTTGGTATGACCACGCTCTGCGCAACCATCTGCTCTTTTGGAGGCAGAACTCCTAGCTACGCCACCTTTGGACATAGACTTGCGGTACATAACGGCGGCATCACCACCTGTTTCTGAACCAAAGAAACCACGTTTTTTCCAGTTGGCAGGTTGCTTACGATCTAAACCTCTTTCTTTATTCAAGAAGTCCCGCAAGCTCAAACCAGATGCTTCTAGTTCTTTTTTGCTTACGATGCGAGCTTTAGGTTTTGAAGGTGCGGATTCTCCAGAAAGGCTAGGAGTAGAACTACCTGGCTCTGTTTCTTTTGAAAAAGACTCTTCAATTTCTGCGTCGCTTTTTCTAGGCATAGGCATTTTATAAGCACCGGGGTTAGCGAGATCGACCCTTTTTTCGGTTACTACCGAACCTTCTACGCCATCATATCTTTTAGCTTTGTGTTTAGCCATGATAGTTCCTTATTTATAAGCTTTACCGCCACCGCACATATGTGCTACATGCTCATGGTGCATTTTATGACCAGCAGCATGTTCTTTGTAATGGTGATGATGATGTTTATGACCGCCAGCCTCATGCTGTTTTAAATGCTCGTGATGCATTTTATGGTGATGGGGATGCTCATGTCCGTGTGGATGAACGTGTTTTTCGTGTTCGTGGTGTTTCATATCAACTCCTTATTTCTTGTGATGGGCCATGCCACCACGTTTCATACCAGTTGTAGAACCAGCCATTTTTGGCATTCTAGCTTTAGTGTGTCCGTGCTCTTGCACAGAGTGTTCGCCATGCTTTTTAATACCGCCTTCTTTGAGTTTACCCATTTTGGCAGTAGTCATGCCATGCTTTTCAGCAATGCCTTCTTTACCAATAACGTCTCCACCCATCGCCATTTTTAAGTGATGATGAGCCATCTTCATGTGATGTGCTTGTTTACTATGTGCCATATTTCCACCTTGTTTAAATGTGCGGCCTTTGTCCGCTTTACTGAACTCTTGCCCCACACTTTGCGGGACTCCTACTTTCTTGGCGAACGATGGAGAATGAGCGACCGCCTGCATAAAATTATGCTGCTTCTTCGATACACTCGGCATGACGTCTCCTAAGAAATTCTTTGCGCCAATTACAATTTTTGCAGAGTAATTGATAGCGTTGTTTATCTATACCTTTTGCCCTAAGAATTGAAACAACATTTTTTCTTTTTGCTTCTTTTCTTTCTTTCGCACCATCATTATGTATGTGATCTATGTCCAACACAATAGGATCATTTTCACCACAATGATTGCATTCCCCACCTAACTCTTTGATTATTTCAAGCCTTTTTTCTTGCCTCCAATCGTTAGAGTATGCATCAAGTTTTTGTCGATGTTTTTCATAATACTCTTTTCGATATTTTGCTTTCTCTTCTTTTGTTAACTTTGGTTTATTTGAATAATACTTTTTAATAGCACAAATTCTACAGCGATAGTTCAAATGTCTTTCACGATTAACTTCATACTTATTAAAAGTTTTTTCCTTTTGACAATCCAAACAATTTACCGTTAAATCTGAACTAGTTGATGGCATGTTGACTCTCCATTAACCTATCAATCTTGCTTTCCAATCTGTCCAACCGATCCAGAACTCTGTTTATATCTGCATGGACTTCTGCTTTTGTCACATACTCTTTGGCCATCTCTTCCCGTGTCCGGTTTAGCAAAATAGTTATGCGTTGCAATTCTGCTGATTTCTCGCGCAATACCCATCCTAAAAGCCCGACAAGAAAGGAGAGAATTGCATTCCATACCATTGTTTCCATTAGACGTGCTTCCCTTTAGTCAAGCCTCTAACGGCACACCCGTCAGCGCACTTCCATACACGCAAACTTTTATTGATTCTGCTGTTTGGATCGTTTGCTGTCTTTGAAGAAGTTAATTTTTTCTTCATACCTTCCATCCTGGCACAAAAGGACTTTTTCCTTGAGCCGCCCTCGGGTTGGGGAGCTTTTAAATTCATCCCCTCCTTCTTTGCGGATGCCCGGCCTTTGGCGTTTAGACCACCGTTCGGATTCTTCCCTTCTTTGCGTTGCCATGCTGGGGTACTCATTATGTGCTTCCTGCATCTACACTGTTTGCAATCAATACACCGCCAATGTTTATACCTACTGTACAAGCAGTAGTAGCGCTAGGAGCAATCTGCCACTGAACATCTGTACCTGCTGGATATGCAAATGGGAAATTACGTTGAATGTTGTACTGCTGAACAAAAGGCGTATTTAAAATAACTCTACGTACCAATGTTGCAGAGGTATTTAGTGCTTGGTTGTATTGTGCAACAGCCCTGTATGTACCATAATTTGCAGTATTACCTGTAAATGAACTGTTAGCGGTAAACCTTGTTAATTGCAAAGTATTGTTTGCTGGAACTGTATACACCGCCATTTGTGATGTACCAACACTAACCGTACTACCGTTGTATGTAGTTGTGTTAATTTGAGCATATACAACAGCACCAGATGTTGCCGCTTGATTTTGCAAAGTAACCGTACCTGTTGGCTGAACTGTGGTAGCCAAAGAAACAGAAATATTGTTAATTCTCCAATATGTCTTAGCTGTTACTACACCAGTATTTGCTGTTCCACCTAAAGCAAGAGTTTCGGATGTTAACTTGTAGTTTGCATCTAAACCAGTAATTTGAATTAAAGCACCAGAATCTCCAGCGCCTACTGTACTCGCAACATACATCTGCTGTGCAGATGCTGGAAATACATAATTTGTAGAAGGAGAATTCTCCCACATGGTAACAAACAGACCCGCTGTTGTACCAGTTGTGCCATACCCAAAAATACTTAATGGTGTATGGTAAGCAATCTGCCCGCGAGATACCTGCAAATCAAAAGGTTCGTATCGCCCCCTTTGACTTACAGATGATGGTGTTCCATTAAGTGCCATTATCTATTCTCCAAAAATAGGGGCCGAAGCCCCTAGTATTTATTACACAGATGCTGGGTTAGCAGAACCGTCAGAATTGCGTACGATGTATTCAACTGTTACAACAACTGAACCAGCAGTTGCATCAGCTGTAGCTGCCGTAAACGTACCATAAATGATAGCGTCTGTAGAGCCTACATTGTCAGTCTTAGATGCTTGTGTTGCTGCTGCAATAGTTGCAGGAGAAACTTGTACTGCGCTAGTGCCAGTATTGACAGAAGTCATGTAATAGTTGGCTGTACCAGAGTTTCCAATGGTTACGCCACAGTTTGTAGCACCAGTCAAAGCGGTAGTGACTTCAATATCAAAACGCAAAATCTTTGCGCCAGCGGGTAACACAAACAATTGCTGTGCTGTGGGGCTAGCCAAAATTGTAGAAGTAGCTGCGGTATAGCTTTGAGCAACAATGGTTGCGCCCATATTGCGGATAGTGCCCGCAGTTGTGCCAGTTGTGTTTTTAACAGTGCCCAATAACCAAGGGCCTAGATGCGTTGCGAATCCCATGAGGATGCTCCTTATACATGCGTTATGGCGTATCTATCTGCATGAGGTCAGCCGGGGCTGTTAGATACACCGGGTTCCCGGAATGATTACCAATATACACTATTTTTTAATCTTGTCAACAAATAAAAAAAGGGGCCGAAGCCCCCTTAATTTATCAGGACGCGCCTGGGGAAGCAAACATTCCCAAGGGATCTGACCAGCCGAAGCTGTAACGCTCACGAGACTTGTAACGTACGTTACCAGTATCGAAGTCACCGTCCATTGAATTCTGGAGAGGTGTGCGCTCGAAGTGCTTCATACCGTTAGGTACGTCAGTTGTCAAATACCAACTGTTAGTGTCGGTAATGAAGTGGTTAACTGCGTAGCCTTCAGGAATAGAACCATTGTTCTTCAATGCGTTGATGTCGTTATCAGTAGTACCGACACGGAGTTCAGTCTCTAACAAACGAGTTGCAACGAACATCAAAGCTGGGGGAACAATAAGTTTCTTGGGCTTTGCAGCGATCAAGAGACCACGCTCATCCGTCCAAGCAGCAATTTGAATAACGGCGGCTTCCAAAGAAGTCTCGTTCAAATCAGAAGCTGTAGAAGGAGTATTGCTGTTAGATCCACCACTAATCAATGGGTGAGCAGTGTTGAATAAAGACACGCCATCACCACCAACATAAGCTGAGTTGAAACCGTTATTTAAAACAGCAGCAGCTTTAACTTGCTTGGTGTAAGCCATAGCACGAGCCAAAGCTTTGGTATAGCGAGCAGACAAAGAGTCATAGAGGTTGTCCTCAATAGCCTCTTCGGTCAAGCTAAAGCCAAGGGCAATAGTTTCGTGGTTGTAGCGAGCTGTCCATGCTTCTTGAGCATTGTCATAAGCGATGGCTGAACCCTCGTTTTTAACAGGTGCTGCGGAGAATCCGGACAGTTTTGTTTCCTCTTCGAAAGAACGCTCTGAAGTCTCTGTTTCGTAGACTTCTTTGTGCTCTTCGCCGTAACGTGCATACTCAAGACCGAACAATGCGTTCAAGCCTGGGAGCAGCTCTTTCAATAGTTGTGCGCGTGAAATAGCCATTTAGATGCTCCTTAATTATGCTACGTAATAGCGGTGTGCGCCGAAGTTGAACTTAACCAACACTTCGGGGGTTACGACCAATACAACAGTACCAGCAACTGCGGTTGTGACCGAAGTAATGGTAAGAGTCGTATTACCTGTGGTTGATACAGTAGACGCTGAACTCAAGGTAGAACCTGTGAACTGCAACTGACCATTTACCAAGTTGTACACGTCAGTGCCAATTGGTAAGAAGGTATTTACTGCCAAACCTGAAACCACAACAGAAGTTGCGGAAGCAGCGCCACCAGACACATATGTGCTTGAATAGCTAACTTGTGTATCGGGAACCAAGTTCAATATACGGAAGCCACCACCAGAAGCGTTAGTAGAAGCACCAACGACTGACATGCTACTGTTTCCAGTAGATGCAGAACCAGTTTGTGTACCGCCAGCGATGTTTTGGCCTAAGAGAATTGAAGAAGCTGAACCAATTGTTGTACCACCAGCGGTAGTAGTCACAGCGATTTTCATCACTTGGTCAGGATCATCACCAATAATTGCAGTAATGTCACCAGCAGTCACGCTACCGGGGTAATACTGTGAGTATTGACGTTGCTTGGTCGTGGGGTTTGTGTAATAGCAACCCAAGAAAACACCAACAGTAGTGTTGGTAGTGCTAACGGGATAAGTTGCGATTACAACATAACCAGCAGACAAAGTAACCAGATCGCCGTAATAGAGGGCGGTTGAGTAGTTGTACTGAATTGGCAAATTTCTTGTCGATCCAGCAAATACTTGACCACCGATCAGGTTTACGGGCTTTGCGCCGTAAGGGGCTGAGACAGTTGGATAAGCCATTTAAAACTCCAAAAAAGATTTAGATACCTTTACCAAAGGATGTAGAAGACTTTCTCTCTTTAAAGATAGGCATTCTTGGATCACTTTGGCGCATAAGACTATTATCTACAGCCTCTGTTTGAGCTTGTGTTTGTTTAGCAAAATGACTATTTCGCTGTTCAACAAACTCTACAGGAGTCTTGCAAAGTAACAATCCACCAACCTCAATGTTGTCTTTATAACGACTATTGGGATCAGCTAACAGTTGAAATTTGGGTTGCTCTTCTAATCGAACTGGCTCCCAACCTTCTCTCAGTTTTGCTGAAAGATTGCGTGGGTCTGCGTTGTTCAATGTCGAAACGCGAATCCAACGGTATGCATATCCGGCCTGTCTGTCTGGCTCGGGAAGCAATTCAGGTAACGCCCACTGCTTGGGACGCTCTGATACCGCACGTGTTTCTAACTCTCTTGTAAGTCTATTCTCAGCCATTTTGTGCCTCCAATTTTAAAACTTCCTTAACATACTGCTCGTTAGTCAAACCTAGCTTCTTAGCTATATTGACTTGGCTCATTTTTAGTTTGACTTTGTTTGAAGCCGTACTACGAACTGCCGGAGCCACTACTGTGCTCGGTCTTGTACGAGCAGGTTCAGGTTTAGTTTCGACCTGTGGAGACCCAAAATTTTCGGGAAACCTTTTTCGGATTGTGTTGTCCAATGCCGAATAATATTCGTCAGAACCAACTACGACACCATTGCGTTTAAGCTTTTCGTGTAAGCCTAATGCAGCGGCAGTCATTTCCTCATCTTGTCCAAACCAAGAATTGCGTTCTTGCCACGCCATTGCTCTTTGGTCGGGTCTGGGAACAGTTGGGACTGGCTGTTGTTGCGTTTGTACAGGAATTTCTTCCTCTTGTAAAGCAGGTCTGTAGTTTTTTGCCTGCATTATGCGCAAATTAGCCACTTGCATGGCCTGTTGAGCTTCAATAATGGCATCTGTATCACCAGTGTCATAGGCTTCTTTATAAGCCTTTTTCGCCATTTCCAGCTCCATATTTGCTGCATTTTGCACAGTTGAGACGTATTCTTTCTCTCCTGTGGACAACAAACCTTTGATCCGTTTATTCTCATCTAGCAAGCGTTTAGCTAATGTCAAAGCCTCTTGTTGCTCTCGCATCGCTGATTCTTTTTCACGTCGCTCATCGTGCCAGACTTTGCGCATCTGTTTAAGTTTGATCTTGACATTCTCATCATAAGCGTCAAGCTCATCCTTCTCTAATTCTTCCACTAGTGGGGGAGGCAATGGCGTTTTGCCACGGTCTTCCGTTGGAGTATCGTCTTCAATCTCAATCTCAAAGCCAGAATCTTCGGGTTTACCCTTAGCTTCTACTTCGTCAGGAAATTGGAATTTATCGTTTTCAAATTCAGGCATTTTGTGCTCCTTTATTTGCGTCTAATTCCACGGGGGTCATCAACTGTGCCCTCGACAGAATCATCATTAATAATACGAAATTCACGACCGTGAATGACTAATCTCGACCCAGCGCTTGGTCTTACCAAAATAAAATCACCCTTCTTGCACCAAGGGCCAGTTGGGAAACGCTTGTCATCTTTATAGCAATCAGAGCCGAGTTCTACAACAAACAAAACAGTAGTCAAAACTTCTTCGTTTCTAATTGTTTCGTCAGATTTAACAATCCCACTGTCGTATTCTTTATCTACTTCAGGAATAGCACAAAGAATGCGGTAACCAGTAGGTTTGGGTAATAACTTACCTTTCTCGGCTCCTGTCGCCTCGCTGTTGTATATACCGACAACTTGCGGGTTATTGGGGTTTGTACCCAATAGAATTTCACTCATCAGAACTCTCCATGTTTTGTTTCAGGTCTAGTGTGTAACCCCTTGCGGTGAGCAGACCCCGAATCTCTCCGCAAAGTTTCTTGTATTCCTCAAAGCTTTCGGCCTTTCCTTCTGACAGATAGTCCTTAACTTGAGAAATTTTTTCGTCTATTTCTTTTGTCAAAACGTCAAATACATCCATTACTCTTCCTTACTTTTTGTTGGTCGTTTATTAAGAGTAGCTTGTAGCCCTTGCGCTAACAAAGTAGCTTCATGCTTTCCTTGGTCGTGGTTCTGATTAGCGATCTGAGTCTTTCTCTGGTGGTCGTGTTGCGCCATCAAACTCATCTCATGCTTGCCTCTGTCGTGATTCTGGTCAGCAATCTGCGTATTCTTCTCGTGGTTATGTTGCGACATTGTTTTTAACACGTCCGCTCCCGTATTGACCAACTCCATCTGTTTCTGATTGCGTGACTGCATCACACTCTTCAACACATCAACCTTCAACTGCTGTGCTTTAAACGCCGCATCAGTCTGGTCTTTCTGCATCTTGCGAGCTTGCTCTTGCGCTTTGATCTGTAACTCTTGCTGCTGCATCTGAATAAGCGGGTCTTGAGCTTGTTGCTGGGCTTGTTGTTGAGCAGCCTGACCTTGGTGCTGTTGCAGTAACTGTTGTGCAGCTTGTGCAAGTAGCGGAGCCAGTCTTGCTTCGACCTCGGGATCCATATGAATCTCTTCGCCGCTCTCATCCTGTTGTGGAGGTAGAGACATACCAAGCTGCTGCTCAATCTGTACCCGATACTCAAACCCTAAGTGCTCACTGATGTGAGCTTGCATAGCGGCTTGTAGCGCCTGTGCGTTGGGGTTGTTCTGCATCAACTGCATGACTTGTGGGTCTTGCATAGCCGACATATGCACAATAATATGTGACTTGTGGTCTTGATACGCAAACGCTTTGACTGGCTTGCCCTTGAGCACATTCTGATTCTCAGACACGGGATCTGTGGGTTTTTGATCCTCATCCATCGGTACTAACTTCTCGGCATTCTTAATGCCAAGCACGTCCAACATCTGACGATGTAGGAGTGGTAAGTTGTACAACTGAGGAGACTGTTGCGCCAACTGCAACACCGCTTGGTACTGCACAATCTTCTGCGCCATTGTGGACGCATTTGGGTCGCTCACAGGTATCACATCCACATTATCATAGTCGCTACGCTTGGCTTTGCGGCTACCCTCGGTAGGCTCGTATGAGTAATCTTCTGGTGTGTAGGCGGCAATGATGTTCTTTAGGAGACCCAACTCTTGCTTCATCGCATAGTGGATGCGGGCTTGAATTGCACTCATGGTCTTGAGTGTGCGCTCCAAAATAGCCAGTGTCGTACCGACTGGAGCTTGGCCTGACATATCGCTGATTTGCAAGTCAGCAGTATTAGCAAACCTTCTACCCTCTTCCACAATTGCGTTTAAGAGAGTCATCAAAGTCTGGCTTGGCTCCTTGTATGGTAAGGGCAACAAGTTGTCTTTAATAGTGCCACCGGGCACGTCCACATCACGCCATTCTCCGGGTGCTATGGGTGTATCGTCTCCTTTTACACGCAAGCCTCTTGCTTTAAAGCCACCGGGCAGGTTGCTCAATGTGCCTGCATCTACCAACTGACGGATAAGTGAAGTGCCAGACTTGGCAAACGCACCGACCAAGTGGATCAATCCAAAGGCATAGAACCCAAAGCCGGGCACGTATGGATAGTGCACGTAGTGGTTACGCTTAGTGAACATCTTGTCGTCTGGTTCCCAGTTGCGACGAATAGCCAAAACTTTTTGGCTTCCTTTCTCTATGGAGATAATATATGGCAACTTAATGCCAGTGGGTTGCCCATCTTCTCCCTTGTGCTCATAGCCTTCCAAGTCAAGGTCTACGTTCATCTCCAACACTTTAAAGCGGTCATCCGTTGTGGCTCTGAAGCCCATCTTCTCCGCAATTTTTTTCTCAACCTCGTCCAATATATTATCTGGAGTGCCAAGGTCAATGTCTCTATAGAACCCAGCTACTTGCAATCTGCGTAGCTCGTTCTCGGTCTTACGCATCACGTGCGTTACCCTCTCAGCAGACTCTAGATTACTGGCTCCATAAGGCACCACAATATCTTCCGCTGGCACAAATATAGACACTTGCCTATCTAGGTGCGGGTCAAAATACACTTTCTTAAACGCATTGCCCGATAGCCCCAAGCCCCACAACATGCGCTCATGCTCGGTGCGATACTCGGTCATCACGTCCGTCAACTGGTAGTTCATGTCATCTTGCACACGAACTGCTGCGGCTTTCTTGGCTGGGGTTTCTTTGCCTATGATCTGGGTCTTTACTGGCCCTGATGCAGGAAATGTGCTCATCATGGTTTCTGACTGAAACTTTACAAGCGCCTCGGTTAAGAGTGGATGGAACACACCACAAGCGCCCTCCCAAGGCTCGGCACGTTGCTCAATCTTCATCCCTAGAAGCTCTAGACCATCTACATAAGTTTGCATCCAGTCTTTTCTAGAATTTACATCGTCTTCATAATCACTAATCAACTCACTTGCCATAGACTGAAGTTCAGCTTCGCTCATATCTTCAGCAAGGTTTTTATTAAACTCGTCCTCGTCCGTACCTTTCTCCATGCTGATGTCCATATCCCCTGCATGAATATGTACGGCTTCAGGATCTTCAATCTCGATCTCAATCTCGGGATTACCCTGATCTATAAGTTGCTCTAACCCTGCTGGGGCTGCATATAGTGATTTGTCAATAGTCATATTTATCCTTAATAGTATTCTTTCTTGCGGCGGAAATACTGAATGTCATCTTTCTCGTCCGACTCTAACCGAATAAACCCACCCCGTCTATATCTAATAAGAGCTTGTGACATAGAGTCAACCATATCGTCATGCTCTCCAGATGGGAAGGAAGCAACCTCTTCAACCAGTTCTTCAGCCCAATTTGTATTGGGAACCCACACCATTCCGCTTGCAAACAAATCTGATACTGAATTCAACCTAGCTATCTTATCATTACCTTTGGTTGGAGTGAAATCTTGCACGGGTATGCCCATCGCACGCAGCTCGAAGATCAGTGGAGACCCTGCTGCCTTTGCTTCAACAATAATAGTATCTGGATCCCACTCTTTGAACTCTTTGAACGCTCGTTGCTTGAGTTCTGGAAACTCCATACGCTTCTTGAACGCATTTAGCAGAATAATATTGGCCTGATTAATGCCCCTATCGTCCGGCAAATAGAAAACTCCCCACGTTGTACACGCAGAATAGTCACTTCTTTCCGATTTTAAGAACGCCGTATCCCAAGACTGGATTACAAACTCGCAATATGGGGGGTTTTCCTCGTCCCAAATCTTCCACCACTCCCTTTTTATGATGGCAGACACGTCTGAAGTGGGCTGTTGCTGGTACTGAGCCATCCATTTTGCGTTTGGAAGCTCGGTTTTTAGGGCTTCAAGCTCTTTTAATGACCAAAACTGGGGCCAAAGTGGTCTTCCAGTAGGTAAAAGTGCAGGAAATTCGATCACTTTCCACTCTTCTCCCGACCTTTGGGCCGCCGCTTTGAGTACTTGCCCCGTCAAATCCTTTTTTGACCAGCGTGTCATCACGACCACAATCGCTCCGCCCGGTTGCAGACGCTGACGTGGGCCTGACGTATACCACTCATACGTCTTATCATATATCTCAGGGTTTACTTCCGATAAGGCGGCTTCTTGTTCCGAATGCGGGTCATCAATGATGAGGAGGTCAGCGCCTTTACCCGTAACTGCACCACCCACACCAATCGCAAAATATTCTCCCGCAAAGTTAGTGGCCCACCTGCCAGCAGCTTTAGAGTCAGCTTGTAGAGCGACTTCCGGAAATATGTCTTTATAGCTGTCAGAATCAACTAAGTTCCTCACTTTCCTACCAAAGCCTACAGCCAACTCAGCCGTGTGGCTGGTTTGGATAATTTTTTTACCTGGGAATAACCCTAGGAACCAACTTGGCAGTAGATAAGACGCAAACTCAGACTTGGTATGACGGGGTGGCATATTAATAATAAGCCGTTTGACTTTCCCTTCAGCCACTTCTTGGAATGCTTTTGCCATCCGCTCGTGGTGTCTACCATGAATAAACCCAGGCCACATGTATTTTACATATGCCATGAAATCTGTTTTAGCTATTTGCTTTGTCTTAGACCGTCTAGCTTCGGCGAGTAGTGCCCCGACCTTCTGTTGTGCAGCAGGTGGCAAATTGGGTAAAGCTCTTTCAGCTTTCAGCAGGAGGCTCTGATCCATTCACCATTCCTAGTTCTTCATCCAAGTCCATATCCCCAATACTTTTTGGTTTGGGTTTTGCTTCCACGTCCGTTACACCCCCACCAAATAACTCTAAAGTTTTGCGCAGCTCGGACTCAATGTCCTCGACTGTGCGGTGGGTAACTGTGACATCAATACGCTCTGAGAACAACCCAACACTTGAGATCTTGCCTAAATTTTCTAGGGCTTTCATGCGTTGACGCGGATCTGGATCTACAGATTCAACTATTAACTTGTTTGTGATGTAGTTCCTCAAACGTCTAGAAACATCTAATACTTCGTGATCCCACTCACTCAATATTGCTTCTAGGTTAATTATTGTGCCCGGTGTCAGATCTTTTACTGGTGGCATTTTGCCTTCTGCCATGATCTGATGTGATGCAGCTTTGTCTTGTGGGGTGATGCTTACATCTGCGCCTTGCTTAATTAGCTCTTGCACCGTTTCAAAATAGGCGTGAGCTTTGACCCGGAAGTCTTCAATTTCTTCCGGTGTCGTGTCGAACGGGAATGGAATCCCAATTTCTGGTGTAGCTAAGATTGGCATAGAACTTTTTTGTGGGTTCGGTTGGTTGCAGAGGCCGGGTTCGCACCGACGATCTTCTGGTTATGAGCCAGACGAGATACTGCTTCTCCACTCTGCTGGTTTATTGTACAGTGTTTTTATTTAAAAATATATACCCCCCGGGGGTGTTCGATTTAAATTAGTGACGGGGGGTGTTTGCTATGTAATACTTTAGTTATATTAGTTTTTAAAAGTGTGGGATCGGTTGTGCAGATTAGTAAGTATGGGGCATGGTCGGAGTCCCAAAACCAATTTGGGGGGTGGGGGTACGCTGCGCCCGTCCGAATTTATGAACAGCTGTTCATATGTTTATAAAAAATACTTGTATAAAAGACCAATATCGGTTATACTGAAAGCTCATTAGATCTTCTAATGAAAACAACTTATTAACAACTGTTCATAAAAGGGAAACATCATGTCTACACAAATTGACACACAAACTGGTTATTCATTGGTAGTTAAATCGGTACAAGACGCTATAAAATCGGATGTAACATCCGAACACAAATGGGTATCATGCTCTAAGAATGTCGTTTCATTCTTCGGTACTGAAACCGCATTGGAAGGGGTTAAAGCCCAATTTATTGCGGACGCTATTTTGCCCGCCATTGATAAGCGCCATGCGCAAGCGCTTGCAAGCGAGTTACCACGCAAGGGTTCAAAAGAGTATAACGAGTTAACTGACTCTGAAAAGACTTTATGGGAAGATAAAAACCAAGCGAAAAAAGACGCTCGCTCTACTTGCAACACTTACTTCAATCGGGTTTTGTCTTATGCTTTCCCAAAAGTAAAAGAGGAAAACGCAACAACTGCAACCAATGAAACAAAAGAATTGGAAATGCTTAACGCATTAATCAAGAGACTTGAAAAAGCCGAGTCTCGCACTTACTCGATCACGGCAGTTATGGCATCATTACTTCAAGCACGAATCGACATGGCAAAACAAGTATAAACGAAACTGCTCAAACTAAGCCCACTTCGGTGGGCTTTTTCTTCGTCTTAAATTTTGTGTCTCAATCATTTCGTGATAGTTACGCATAGTTGATGATGATGCACAAACTTATTAACAGGTGTTAATAAATGTTCCGCTTGTTCCGCAATGTTCCAGTTGACTGGAACACGGCAAGTCATTGATTTTAAAGGAGAAATTGACCTTTTTTTATAAATGTTCCAATGTTCCATATATATATATATCTTACCTGAGTCTGTAACTACTTTACAAAGTTAAGTGGTGGAGATTCTCAGATCTCAAGTGGCTTTGGTAAGGTTGTTATATCACTGGAACATTGGAACAGGGCGACATTGAAGCGTGTAACATTATGATTTCAAATGACTTTTTGCCATTTTGCGCACTTAGAACATTGGAACAAATCTTGGAACACGAATCACTTAACAAAGTAAAAAGGAGAGTAATCATGTCAAAAGCATTTTGTAGGTGTTGTGGCGACGACATTGCCCAAAAGCGTTGGGCACTTGGATTCAAGTTCTGTATGCCATGCGGTGAGGAGTTAGCCAAAAAGCGTAAGCACACCATCGTGCCTATGCACAAGTCGAATTACATAGTTGTAACCGATCTCAATTTATTAACAGGTGTTAACACAAAAGGAGGGTTAGTCAAATGAATAAACTTCAACTGGTTATATTAACAGGTGCTTGTTGCATCCTAGCTTACATGGGCTTGCATGGCGACGGATACATTCACAAAGCCATGTGCTTTGCGTGTGGGCTTATTTGGTCTTTCATCTTGCATGAGCTGGTGGATGAATTCAACACACTAAAAGAAGTTACAGAGAGTAAAGATTCAATCAACATAATTTAAGGGTAAACCATGAAAACACAACACATTGATGCATCTTTGGTGCTAGTGGCTCAGATAGTATTTGTTATGGTCATATCAGTACTGATGGTACTTGTATGGTGATTGACCGCAAAACTGGTAAGCCAGTTGAGTTAGGAGATACCTTAATCCGTCGGGACTATAAAGGCTTCAAGCATCGTTATGAAATACTTGACTTTATACCTAGAGGGGTTTGGGTGCGTAAGTTAGAGCGAGACAGGTATGTGTACCTGAGTATGTCGCTTTCCAGTTTGCAACTGGATGAAGTTATGGTATAGCAACTTATTAACAGGAGTTCATAAAATGGAGATTAAAAAAGTATCAACGGAAAGCGTACGAAGAATGCCCGATTGGATAGAAGTTCAAGTGCCAGTAACTAAAGCAGAAACCTTATCGGTTGTTGGTAACCCATGCAAAACTTACGATGAAGGATGCTATGTTTGCGATGCTTGGAAATCTTACAACGACCACGGTTTTATTATGGTTCTATTGGATCGTGCAGAAGTAATTAAAAAAGAAGGTGAACCCGTAATATTTGAGGAGTATGAATAATGAATTGGAATCACAGAATTGTAGATATGAGCCACGAAAATGCGGGCGACCCTTGGTTTGAGATCAGGGAGGTTGTTTACGAAGACGATGGAGAAATCTCAGGGCATACGCACATATGCACAGGAGACGAGACTGTCGAGGGACTTATCTTTTGTCTTGAGCGTATGCTAGCAGATGTTAAGGGTAAGCGAGTCATCAACGGCGTAACACTAGAGGAGATTACAAATGGAAAATGAAATCGAAACAGAATTAGACAGTTTAATTGATAAGCTAGGCGACTTACTCGACAACAAGAGTATGTATGCGGCACACATTGCCGTAGCTAAATTCTTTGTGCAAATATCCTACGAGTCAGGCAATGGCAAGGACACATTCTTATCATTGTGCTCTGACTTATGGGATTCTATGGAGAAGTCATACCAAGCGGAGGTAACACACTAATGGAGATTCAGTTCACAATGACACAACAGGAGATCGACGCATTGAATGATGTGGTTGATTATGTTTTGCTTGATGCAAGGGACAATCAGTTTTATCATGCACAGGCGAGAATACTACACAAATGGATAATGAAAGGAGGGATTCAGAATGATACCGAGCGAACAACTGAGCGAGAGAGATCTTAAAGACATTCGCAACAAACTAATCGTAACCATCGTACTGATGGTTTTTTGCTATTTATTAACAGGAGTTCATAAATGATATACAAGGGAAACATACCAACAAGCTATGCATACTACAAGGAGTTGTACGAAAGCATCAAGCCCATACGAGGACGCCCTGATTGTAGACCAGTCAATAATCGCAGAGAGACATGGAAAACTATCATAGAGAAAGATCTTGGCAATGGCAAGAAATCGTATGCCATGAAATTCCATAACACCGAGTGCGTTGAGTATTTCGCCAATGGCGATATTACTTTGCGTGTTGGCAGTTGGGAGACACCACTAACCGCTGAGTTCATTCATATGCATAGTCCGTTTCGTTGTTGGAAACAGTACAACAAAGTTTGGGTTAAGTTTGTGGATAGCTCGGAGAATCACAAATATGGTGTTTCATACCCCATCCATCGTGAGTTGAAACTAACATATGAAGGCGAGTGGCAAGTCGGTGCATCAAGCGGACATATGTTCAAACCCGTAGGTAATGTACCTATCATAAAACGAATTGTAGATCGTGCGAAGGCAAAAGCAGCACGAGAGCCTGTAAAACCATTTTTAGAATTTGCTAAATCTTTTCTCACCATGTCGGATGGTTGGTTGATGCATGAAACTAAAAAGCAAGTGATCGGGTTCAATGAAGAAAATGGGTTCGATTGGGTGCGTCTAAGCGACATGGAGAAATACGAAATGATGAAGGGTGATCCAGAAGGGTATTTAAAGCTAATGATAAACATGTTGCGGAATGAAACACCATCAAGGCGATATATTGCTGAGACTAAAAAAGTTAAGCATGGGTCATTTGAGTATGACGAACATTACTACGATGAGCAACATTCGTACAAAAGGCTTCATGCACTTGCCTACAGAGCGGTGGAGAGTTCGGTGGATATTTATACTGTAAAGGAGGTGGCACTAAATAGCAAAGCAATGACAAATATCGTTTAAGTGTGAGTGCGAAAAAATCAAGTTCAAAAAGCTTGACAAGGGTCTACAGTTCTGTTATAATATGTATAACAGTTGTAGAAAAAGTTAGTTTTGTGTAAGTATTAACAACTGTTCATAAAAAGGAAAATGAAATGAGTGCAATTAATTTTGGTAGTTCAGTATCGTTGAAAGAGTTCGCTCTTGGTATCGGTACAGTCGGTGAGAATGTAACTGTTATCGGACAGGGTGAACCTGGAATTGGTAAGAGTGCCATGCTGAAAGTTCTTTCTAAGCAATATCCCAATTACGAGATAGCGTACATTGACTGTACCTTACTTGATCTTGGTGACTTTGCTTTGCCCTACACCGAGATGAATAATGACATGAAGGTAACTAAGTTTGCCCCCAATGCTAGGTTCAAGATGCACACAGGCAAACCAGTTATTGTTATGCTTGACGAGATTGGCAAGGCAATGAAGGCAGTTAAGAATGTGCTATTGACTCTCATGCTAGAGCATAGGATTGGTGATGACTATTTACCAGTTGGTAAGAATGGTGAGAAATCAATTGTGTTTGGTACAACTAATCAATTGACAGATGGGGTAGGCGATATGCTCGAAGCCCATGCGAGAAATCGTGTGTGCTTTGTGACTGTGCGTAAGCCTGATGCAGACGAGTGGATTGAGTGGGCAATTGCGAACGACATTGCGCCCGAAGTTATTGCGTGGGTGAAGCAGTTCCCTCATGCCTTGGCTAGTTATATGGATGCAAGTCAGCGTGATAACCCCTATATCTTTAATCCACAGCGTGCTGGTATGGGTGCGGTGGTTACACCAAGAAGTTTAGAGAAGGCTAGTTACATTGCGAAGCGAAGGGAAGCGTTGGGTGATGCGCTTACTATTAGTATGCTAACAGGTACTATCGGTGAGAGTGCATCAAGAGATATGCAAGCGTTCTTTACTGTGGTGGACAAGTTGCCAACATGGGATGCGATCATGGCTAATCCGTTGAGTGCGAAGATGCCAACCGATGCAGTCGCTAAATGCATCTTGGTGTTTAGTGCAATCACTAGGGTTGAGAAGGAGACACTAGGTAAGTGGATGGCATATGTCCAACGCATGGACAAAGAATGGCAAGCGTTGTTTGCTACGAGTGTGATGAAGTCACCAGTTAAACAAGCCTTTTGTGTAATGCACAAAGACTTCAAAGATTGGGCATTGGCTAATCAATGGTTGTTTTAATTTATTAACAGGAGTTCATAAAATGAGTAATTTAACTGCGGAACAGAGAATACAAAAGGCACATGTTGCCTTGATGAAAGACCCTAAGTATTGCTTGTACTCAGGTATCTTTATGGTCGGTAAGACTGAGGTCGATGAGAAGATGCCGACTGCGGGTACGGATGGTCGCAACACATACTATGGTCGTGCGTTCGTGGACAAGATAGACGACAGACAACTGAGAGCGGTTATCTTGCATGAGAATCTACATAAGGCTTTCAGACATATAACCACATGGAAACATCTTTATGATGAGCATCACCAGTTGGCGAACATGGCTTGTGACTTTGTGATTAACTTGATGATACATGACTCAGATCCTAGCGGTACATTCGTGAAGTTACCCGATAGTGCGTTGCTTGATGAGAAGTATCGTGGATGGGACTCAGGTTCAGTATTCAAAGACTTGATGCAACAAGCACAAGGTGGGTCGGTTCATGTAAAGAGTGTAGGTAATCCACAAGGCAGAGACATACCAGTAAGAGAAGGGTCGGACTTTGGAGGGTTCGATGAGCATGACTGGGAAGGTGGTCAGGAGATGGGTAACGAGGAGAAGGAACAACTTGCAAGAGACATTGACCAAGCATTGAGACAGGGTGCGATACTTGCGGGCAAGATGAAAGGCAATGTACCAAGAGAGGTAACCGATGCGCTTGAAGCGAAGATTGATTGGAAAGAAGCTATGCGTGAGTTCTTTACATCGTTCTGTATGGACAAGGACGAGAGTACATGGCGCAAACCTAATCGTAGGTGGATAGATCAAGATGTGTATATGCCATCCTTGATCGGTGAATCAGTCGGTCGCATTGTGGTGGGTATTGATATGTCGGGTTCGATTGGTACTGAGGAGGTCGGGCAGTTCTTAGGTGAGGTGCGTAAGATCTGCGAGACAGTTAAGCCCGAAGGTATTGATGTTCTCTACTGGGATACTGAGGTATGTTCGCATGAGAAGTACGAGCAAGATCAATTGGATAACTTGTTGTCCAGTACTAAGCCCAAGGGTGGGGGCGGTACAGATGTTGTATGTGTGCCTGAGTACATGAGAGATCATAAGATCAAGGCAGAGTGTGCAGTCATCTTAACCGATGGCTATTTAGGTGGAGACTGGGGTAAGTGGGATTGTCCAACATTGTGGGGTATCACTAGTGATATTACTTCACCAATTGGCAAGACTGTTCGCATCCAGTAATTTATTAACAGGTGTTCATAAAAAGGAGAGTGCATATGATTCAGAACAGTGCAATGTTAGTTGACCTCAACATCAGCGTGTGGACAGGTCGCAAGATGGATAAGAAAGTATCCGAAGAGATTGATGCGAGCAAGGGTACGAAGTCGAGAGCTGGAAACTATCATAAAAAGTTATTGGCAGGTACTGATCGACTCGATGATTTGCAAAAGCTTGTTACCAAAATTCGGATTTGGCATTACGAGCAGACCTTGCCTTGGTCGGATGGTGGGTCTCGCTTGTTACCAATGAAAAACTTCTTTGACTATAAAGCTACGCTAGGTGATTACGAGCGCCAGTTGAACAATGAGGTACAGATGTTTCTACAAGAGTACGACACGCTAGTAACCGCCGCAGCCTTTCAGTTGGGTGATTTGTTTGATGCAGATGAATATCCTACTGCGGAGAGCTTGCAGGGTAAGTTTAAGTTTAAGTATGTATTCTTACCAGTACCCGATGTAGGTGACTTTAGGATTGAGGTCAATGAAGTACACAAGCAAGAGCTACAAGCACAGTACGAAGAGTTCTTCAATAAGAAGTTATCGGATGCTATGCAAGATGCATGGGACAGACTGCATGATTGTCTCAAGCGTATGAGCGAGAAACTTGCGGGCGAAGATAAGCAGATCTTCAGAGACTCATTGGTCAACAATGCATCAGACTTATGCGAGTTGTTAACTAAGCTGAATGTAACAGGCGACGCTAAGTTGGAAGTTGCTAGAAAGAAGTTGGAGAGTGCGCTTGTAGGTGTGACGGCTAACGAGCTACGCAAAGACGACGATCTTAGACTGGATGTGAAAGCGAAGGTCGATGAGATTCTAGGGATGTTTTGATGAGTGACATCAAACAAGGCGACTGGGTAATTACAAAAGGTAAGCGAATTGCTTATGTAGCATTTGAAGATCCTTATGGGTTCGAAAAAAACAATCCTCATGTGTATTTGTATTTTTGGGGTGATGAGTTTCATTGCCGTAGTTACAAAACCAGTTCGTTAACCAAGGTAGACCCATCAGTTGCCAAAATATTAACAGATGTTCATAAAGAGCGAATTAAAGCTCGCACTTCTTCATTTTTAAAAACAGGGAGATATTTAGATGATTAACATAATAAATCCAAACAACCTAACGCTACACAAAACATTGGACAAGTTGCTAACTGAGTTCAAGCGTAAGCAAGTCAGTAGGTTTGCTATCAACGCAATCATCAGAGCGGAGGGCATTATTATTTTTACCGATAGTAGGTTTCCAACCCCAACCACTGCAAGAAAAACAAATGATATTCTTGGTAGCTTGTTTATAGATGGTCTTGATGACAAGAACCGATTGATCGTGAGCGTGAGTAGTCGGTTGATAACTAATGATAAGTTCTCAGCACATAACGAGGATTACCACAAGCGTTCAACCATAGATGACAAGAAAGTATCTAAGTGGTTGCGTGACTATATCAAACCGTATAGTCCGATAGAGATAACCGATAAATCCGAAAGGTATGCGGATGCTCAAGTTTCTAATTGGGTAGAACAGAGTGCACGTTTTGTTGGTGACTTTGTGCGCAGTGACAGGATGGAGGTGATGGAGTACTTGTTAGAGATGAAACGACAAGGACTTGAACCAGTTACTGATAAGTTTAGGAAGTATATGAAGGAGGGACTGCCACACTATGAGGAGTGGTTGAGACGCAAAGCTAAGAGGTTCTCTAAAGTTCATGTACTGGTTAACCCTGACGAGTCGGTAATGATAACCGCAAACGAGGAAACAACTTTCTACGAGAGCTTACAACAGGCCCCCGAAACAATCCAACAGAACATAGCATTACTACGCATGGGTGAAAATACTGAGTTTATACCCGAAATAGGATACGTTGTATCTCACAATGAGTTTTGGATTGAAACACATACAGAATAAATAATAAAAATATTATTTATAACCCTTGACAAAATGAGAAGTGACCCATATAATATGGAGATGATTAAGAATCCATACGTGGCATCTCTTTTAGACGTTGACCATTGGCGCAACATTAATGTGATGAACAATCGCAACAATGAGACGTTCCAAGTCATGCGTAAAGATGTGCCCGAATTTATCAATGAGCGTATTGCTCTATTGAAGTTATGCGACCCGAAGTACAACAACGAAGATGACGACGAGTTGTTCGGAAGGCGCATAAGGCAGAACATGATGGTGATCTATTTGACCATTGATGAGTTTAACAAATTAAAGAAAATATCAAGGAGTGCACAATGACATGACCCCCGAAAAGAAAGTTAAAGATAAAGTTAAAGCCATGCTAAAAAGTAGAGGTGCATATTTCTTTATGCCCGCTACACATGGGTATGGTTCATCAGGTGTTGCTGATCTAGTAGCTTGCTTGCATGGTAAGTTTATATCTATTGAGTGTAAAGCCAATGGTAATAAACCAACTGCATTGCAGATGAAGAATATGCTAGATGTTAGCAAAGCGGGTGGTATCGCTATCTCTATTGATGAGTCAGGGTACGAGGAGTTCGAGTTGTTCTTGAATCACCTTGACCCCAAGCACATTGGTGGGATGGTTATCACATTATTGGCATGAGGTCTAGACCTACGGATGGTACTGCAAGAAGGCTCACAAGAATATTGACGGGCAAGTACGCAGTTTCCATAAAAGATGTTGCTAGGTTACTCGGTGTAAGTCATCGACACGCAGAGCGATATGTCAGTAGGTTACAGGCTGAAGGCATTATTTTTTTACGTTACCGACAACAAAGGTACAACTATTATTCAATCAGGAGAAACAAATGAAAATCGAAAAACTTGCAGACTTATTAACAGGTGTTAATAAATCATTCGGTATGGATGATATTGATATTAAGATCATTGGTCACATAGAGCTACAACGAAAGCTTGGAAATAAAGTAACTATCATGGGGTTTATTGATAACTTCAAAGAAAGTTCACCTGCAAGCACGCACAGGCGCATACGAAAACTTTGTTCCAAGAAACTATTGGACAAAACATACCAAGAAAACAATTCGAGGACTAAATACCTTATCACAGGCAAGAAGTTCTCTGATCTGCACTCACACTTGATGGGGGCGTAACATGGATGTATCTGATGCAGTACAAGCCCTATGTAACCGCATGAACGAAAACCCCGAAGAGTTTTTTGAATCAACAAAAAACGAAGGATGGTCAGGATGGTCATTCATCCATAAAGAAACATTCAAAGACATACTCACAGAACCTGAAAAAGCCATGATTCATAATGCGCTTAAATCTGTTCGTAGAAAAGAGTTTGAGTCTTTGATTGTGAAGCAGATCTTCAATGAAAGTGTTCGTGCAAACTACAAATCGTTTGGCAAAGCTATGGTTGCGAAAGAAGGTGAGCTTATTAACTACGATGAAAGAGATTAGATGAATATCATCACAGTTGATTTTGAAACCTACTACTCCAAAGATTTCAGTCTATCCAAGATAACGACTGAGGAATATGTGCGACACGATGACTTTGAAGTTATCGGAGTATCCATCAAGGAGAACGACGATGAGGCTATTTGGTTTAGTGGTGATGCTGATGCAACTGCTGAGTTTCTCGGTCGCTATGACTGGGCTAATTCTTTTGTTCTTGCCCACAATACTCAGTTTGACGGTGCTATTCTGTCTTGGCGGTTTAATATTAAACCGAAAGCTTGGCTTGACACGTTGTGCATGGCACGTGCGATACATGGGGTCGATGTTGGAGGTAGCCTTGCGTTCCTTGTGGATAGATATGGTTTGGGAGCTAAAGGTACAGAGGTACTCAATGCCCTCGGAAAAAGACGTATTGATTTTAGCGACGATGATCTCTCTGCATATGGTAGATATTGCGTTAATGACGTGGAGCTGACAAAGAAGTTGTTCGATATATTCATCACCAAATTCCCGTCCAAGGAATTAAAAGTTATTGATACAACTTTGCGTATGTTTGTTGAACCCTCTCTGGCTCTCAATCTTCCAATACTTGAGTCGCATTTGGAGAATGTCAAAGCTAAGAAGGCGAAGTTGTTGTCTGTGGTGGATGCTGATAAAGATTCGCTGATGAGCAACGACAAGTTTGCCGAGTTGTTGACGATGCTAAAAGTTGTGCCTCCGAAAAAGATTAGTGCAAGAACAGGCAAAGAGGCTTGGGCTTTTGCTAAGACCGATGAGGAGTTCAAGGAGTTGTTGGAACATCCTGACCCAAGGGTGCAAGCATTGGTATCGGCTCGGCTTGGGCTGAAGACTACGCTAGAAGAAACACGTACGCAACGCTTTATAGACATAGCCTACAGAGGGCTGTTGCCAGTTCCTATAAAGTACTATGCGGCTCATACTGGTAGGTGGGGCGGAGAAGACAAGATCAACTTACAAAATCTACCTAGTCGTGGACAAAACGCAAACAAGTTGAAGACTTCAATCGAAGCACCCGAAGGGTTTGTAATTATTGATTGTGATTCTGCTCAGATCGAAGCACGTACTCTTGCGTGGTTGGCTGGGCAAGATGATTTAGTGGAGGCATTTGAAAATGGCGAGGATGTGTACAAAATCATGGCATCTGCTATCTACAACAAGAGAGCAGAAGAAGTTACCAAAGAAGAGCGGTTCGTTGGCAAAACGACGATCCTCGGTGCGGGGTACGGGATGGGAGCGAGCAAGTTTAGTGCGCAACTTAAAACTTTTGGCACGACTATTGGGGAACAGGAGTCAAAGCACATTATCGAGACGTATCGCAAAACGTACCCTAAGATTGTCGATCTTTGGAAGCAATCACAAAAATGTTTAGGCGCAATTGTTTCAAGTAGTGCCAGTACATTTGGTGCGGTTGATGCAGTCAAGTTTGATGCAGTAGAGAAAGGGTTTCTGCTACCTAGTGGCTTGTGGCAACGCTACGATACTCTAGAAAAGATATTTGATGCTGAAGGCAAAGAGCAGTTTCAGTACAAAACCCGCAAGGGTATGGTCAAGATATACGGAGGTAAGGTGGTTGAGAACATATGCCAAGCAGTTGCACGATGTGTCATTGCCGAACAGATGTTAAAGATCTCCAAGAGATACAAGGTTGTGTTGACTGTGCATGATGCGGTTGCGTGTATCGCACCACAAGAAGAGGCTGACGAAGCAAGAGCTTATGTGGAAGCGTGTATGAGATGGAGGCCTGACTGGGCTAAAACTTTACCACTTAATTGTGAATCAGGAATGGGGAGAAGCTATGGAGATTGTTGAACGTGTAATAAAAAAGGTAAATGGCTATTACCACGAAAATGCGGAAGATTTATACAATCGTTGGTTAAGAGAATGCCCTGAGTATGCGGAAGAATTTATAGCAAAAGAAAAACAAAAAAGATTACTGCAACCCAAGATACTACAAATGAGGTTGGAAGGTTTGATTTACAAAGTAATTGCAGAAAAATTGGGCATACCTTTGCATTATGCAAATAAGATAGGTGCACCATTGCATCATACGTACATTAACATCTGCAATGAAAATATTAAAAAAATATATGAAGTTGCGGGGGATACTAGAAGTAACGAAATAAAAGAAGACTTTGCGTACATGAACGACAAACGCACAATTGAAAGAGAGATGTGGGCTTTACTGCCTATATACAACGAGTTGAAAGGAATGGTGAAAAATTATGGTGAATGTTGATTCTTTATTTAATGCAGTTGCTATCTTTCTAATGCTAGTCGGTGCAATGACTGTATTTGTAGCAACGTGTCTATGCGTGTGGGCAATAATTGAGGAGATGAACAAATGACTGACGAACAGATCATAGCTAAGATTCTCGCTAACCAATGGTGGCCTTTTGATCGTGTTGATCCGAAGATACTGCAAGAGGTTATGCGTAGACAAAAGCAAGAAACATTTGATGGGGTAGGGGAGGCGTTGTTATGACACGAGAAGAATACATTAAATTATTTCACAAAGAGCAATTAAACCTTGTTGCGTTTAAACGCTTACTGGATTGCGATGAAGAAGTTTTGCGGTTAGTTAACAGGGCGGTGCAAGAAGAACGTGAGGCGTGTGCAAATATTTGTGAAACGCTTGAACTACCTGAGTGGCCTGACAAAGTGCGTCAACCATTAGCGCAAGCAATCCGAGCAAGGGGACAAGAATGACTAAAGAAGAAATCATTGAAATGGCTGAAAAAGTTTACGACGAGTGTGATTGGCACGATTCAGCATTGGCACATTTAGAACACTTTGCCAAACTGGTAGCAGAAAAAGCAACCGCTGAACTTAGAGCTGATATAAAAATTAACCAAAAGAGTTTATTGCAAAAGATAACAAGGAGAAAAACAATGAATGAAGAAGACGAAGAATTCAAGCGCATTGAGAGAGAATCAGGATGGCGCAAGAGACAGATACAGACAGTCGTTGAAGACGATGACGATATTCAAGTCTACCAAAAGCCTTGGGTGGGTCTGACTGATGAGGAGCGAGATTACTTTACCTACATTGATGCAAAAGATAAAGCCCGATTTCGCAAGTACGCTAATTACATTGAAACAATATTAAGGAGTAAAAACACATGAAAAGAGTAGCGTACAGGTTTGCAATTATTAAAAAGGGTGGGCAGTATGTTAAACCTTTTTTAGATGACTCGCCGTACCTATTCTTCAACACAAAACGAGATGCAGTAAATGCGTGTACGTTTGATAAGCCGAGTGAATACACAATCGTAAAAGTTAAAATAACAATAGAGCCAGTAAGAATATAAAGGAATAAGTATGAGTGAACACGAAGAAAACCTGCGAGACTTTGCGGCTATGTTCGCCATGTGTGGATTAGTTTCTCATCATGGGCAACGAGCTGATAACGCACAAGTCGCATACGAGATAGCGGATGCAATGATGGACTACCGAAGTAATTTGGATGATGGCATTGCATCTATAACCCCTAAAAGAAAATATGAGCGAAGAACAAAAGATTAAGTACACGTGGTCATATTCAAGCCTTGACCTCTATAAACAATGCCCGCACAAGTATTACCGCTTGCGTGTGAAAAAAGATGTGGTTGATCCTGAGAGCGATCAGAAGAACTACGGAACTGAGTTTCACTTGTCGGCAGAGGAGTTTATTAGGGACGGCAAACCTTTGCCAAAGAAGTTTGAATTTGCACATGAGCTACTTGAGCTACTCCGTAAACGCAAAGGAAAACATCTTTGTGAGAATAAGCTAGGACTGTCCCGCAGCCTGGAGCCTTGTGAATTCTTCTCTAAAGAAGTTTGGTGGCGTGGTATTGTGGATTTGATTATCTTACAAGATGATATTGCTTATGTTGTTGACTACAAGACTGGCAGAACCAGTAAGTATGCGGACACAAAGCAGTTAGAAATTATGTCGCTTGCCGTCTTCAAGCACTACCCACAGATTAAAAAAATCAAGGCGGGGTTGTTGTTCGTGGTGGCAAACGACTTTGTAAAGGCAGATTACGAGCAAAAAGATTCTGCTATCTACTGGCAAGGTTGGATTGAAAATACCAATAGGTTGGAGAAATCCATAGAACTAGATGTATGGAATCCAAGACCCAACTTTACGTGCAAGGGTTGGTGTCCAGTTAAAGACTGCGCACATAACGGCAAAGGATATTACAAATGAAAACGTATAAAGTTAACATACAACTCAGCGATTCTGAGATTGAAGGTGCGGGAATATTTCATAACTTAAAGTATTCCAACGATGGGTATGGTGGCAATCAAAACCAAACTGTGTTTGAAATTCGTAATGAATCGGGAAATGCTATTCATGTTGAGCTTGGCAATTTGCGTAAAAACGAAGTTACTAAAGAATGGGACATGGTTTGGCAACAAGGGGAGTTTGACAGCATAAGAATAAAACTTTATGGGGCATTGGAGAACAGAGACTTTCTCACCATGTTGCAAATGATTGTGGATGCTGAGAGAATAACAGACATAATTAACCCAACAACGAGGTAACCATGCCATACGTAAACAAACCTAGACCCTACGATAAAGAGTATGCTCAATATCAGGGTAAACCCGAACAGATTAAGAACCGAGCCAAACGCAACAAAGCACGCGCGGACATGGAGAAGATAGGCAAAGTACACAAAGGTGATGGCAAAGATGTTGACCATAAACGTCCATTGAGCAAGGGTGGGTCTACCGCTAAAAGCAATTTGGCAGTTAAATCCGCTAGTGCAAATCGTTCGTTTAAACGCAATAAAGATCATTCAGTTGCTAGGAATAAACCCCTTGACAAATGATTCGAGATGCATAAAATGAAATCGTAATCTCTCTAAAAGCCCGTGTGTAAGGTGTGGGTGATGCGGGCGGGTTTTGGGTTATCCTAATTAACTACACCAGTTGACGCATCTCTTTTTCGTTCCTTTTGGGGGGTGTGAGTTAGCCGATTAACTACCGTTAGTAGTTTCATTCGACCGATTGTGGACAGACCACTTTCGGTCTATTAGTCATTTGGAGATAGAGTGCAAATAATAGACAACAAAGCGTTACTGATAAAAGTACGTGAGCCAAATCGCATAACTGCGGTCATACCTAAATCAAAAATGGTAGGGCAGAATGAGGTGCTTGTTAAGTGGGGGCTAGAAGAAGCGCAAGTTTTAAAGAACATGCGTATTAAAAATGTGCCGTCCCCAATCGAGATGGACTATGAATGGACAGGCCTCTACAAACCATTCGACCATCAGAAGACAACAGCGTCGTTCCTCACGTTGCATCGTCGTGCATTTTGTTTTAACGAGCAAGGCACAGGCAAAACTTCATCAGTCATTTGGGCAGTTGACTACTTGATGAACAAGGGCATCATCAAACGAGTCTTAGTTCTTTGCCCACTTTCAATCATGCAATCCGCATGGGAGGCTGATCTATTCAAGTTTGCTATGCATCGCACATGCGCCATAGCTCATAGCTACTCAAAAGAAAAACGCATTGAGGCAGTTCGTAGTGATGCAGATTTTGTTATCTGCAATTACGATGGTTTGGAAATAATCAAAGACGAAATACAAAATCAACAGTTTGACATGATTGTTATTGACGAAGCCAACGCATATAAGAACGTAGCTACAAGAAGATGGAAGACACTCAACTCAATCATCAAGCCCGACATGTGGGTGTGGATGCTGACAGGAACTCCTGCATCTCAGTCGCCTACTGATGCGTATGGATTAGCAAAAATAATTAACCCATCTGGAGTACCTAAATTCTTTGGTGCGTTTCGTGACATGGTGATGCAAAAAATCACTACATTCAAATGGATTCCAAAACATACATCCGAAAAAACTTTGCACGACGTGTTGCAACCAGCGATACGGTTCACGAAAGAAGAATGTCTTGACTTGCCTGACATGACCTACGTGACTAGGAATGTGCCTTTAACTAGCCAACAATTCAAGTATTACGAAGCCATACGTAAACATATGACGGCAGTTGCTGCGGGAGAAGAAATAACAACTGTTAATGCGGCAGCAAACTTAAATAAGTTATTGCAACTATCATGCGGGGCAGTCTATAGCGATAGCGGTGAAGTCATTGCGTTTGACGCAAAAAATCGCATGAGTGCGCTTGTCGAAGTTATTGAAGAAGCAAGCCACAAAGTAATTGTGTTTGCGCCATTCAGACATGCCATTGAAATTATTTCCGAGGAGTTAACCAAACTCCAAATCAACAACGAGAAAATACATGGAGGTATATCAGCAACTAAACGAACAGAAATATTTGCCAAATTTCAAACTGAAAAAAATCCACAGGTACTTGTGATACAACCACAAGCCGCCGCTCATGGAGTCACACTACATGCCGCCAACGTAGTTGTATGGTGGGGGCCAATCACATCAATAGAGACTTACCTACAAGCTAATGCACGTGTGCATAGGGCGGGTCAACGTAACCCATGTACTGTCGTTCACCTAGAGGGAAGTCCCGTTGAGAAGAAAGTCTACAAAATGTTATCAGAAAAAGTAGATATTCATACTAGGCTTATAGATTTATATAAAAATATTTTGGTAGACACTTGACAAAGTAAAGTAACGCCTATATATTTGAGAGACAAACAAAAAGGAGAGTGCAATGAGTGAAGTAGCAGAAGAAGCCACAGTAGAGAGGCTAGCAAAAATCTACACCAAGATCAGAGACAAACGCAAGGAACTTGAAAAAGAAGTTGCCGAGCTTAAAGAGAAACAAGACGTCATAGCCAAAGAACTTCTTGAGCTATGCAAAGAGCAAGGCGTAACCACCATGCGCACTGCTTACGGCACAGTTTCTAAAAGAGTAACCAAGAACTATTGGACGAGTGATTGGGAATCTTTTTTCAAATTCATAAAGGAGAACGATGCCTTTTCGTTGATGCAACAACGTATCAATAACACGAACATGGCACAATTTCTTTCTGAAAACCCCGATGTTTTTCCGCCGGGTCTAAATGCGGATACAAACCAAACCATCGTAATTGTCAAACGCTAGGAGTTAAAAATGAGTAACGACGTAATGTTAGATTTGGGTCTACCAAACTATTTAAAAGAGATCGAGTTAGACGAAACCACCAAAGCCCTTATGGGCGGTGCAACAGGCATGGGCATGAAGCGCATCTCCATTAAAGGAGGTGTGTGGAGGTTGATGGCTAACGGCAAAGAAATTTCCAAGAACGAAGACCGTGCAATGAATGTCGTCATCGTAGCCGCCGCACCTAAAGTATCAAGAACTTTTTATCTAAAGACTTATTCAGAAGGTAGCGAGCCTACTGCACCTGATTGTTGGTCTGCCGATGGAGAAGTGCCTGATGCTAAGTCTGCTATACCACAAGCCAAGCGTTGCCTTGACTGCGAGCAGAACGTGAAGGGTTCGGGACAAGGCGATAGCCGTGCCTGTAAATTTAACCAGCGTATTGCCGTCGTGTTAGCCAACGACCTTAAAGGTGATGTGTTGCAACTTACATTACCATCTAAATCTATATTCGGTGCGGGAGAGCCTGGGAAGTGGCCTCTGCAAACATATGCAAAGATGTTGGGAAGTAAAGGTATACCAGTCACGGCCGTAACTACTGAGATGCGTTTTGATACAAATAGTGCAACTCCTGTAATTACATTCAAACCAGTTCGTGTATTGGAAACAAGCGAGCATCAGATTGCAATTCTTCAAGGCAAGTCACAAGATGCCAAGAACGCAATTACAATGACTGTTGCAGAGGCTGATGGAGTTAAGATTCCAAAGTTAGACGCACCCAAGTCAGAGCCTAAAGTCGAACCCAAGGTAGAAGTAAAAGCTGAAACCAAAGTTGAAGACGTAGAGCCTACTAAACGTGTTAAGAAGGAAGAAGAAGCCGCTCCTAAGAAAGACTTATCTAAGATTCTTGAAGAGTGGGATGATTAATCATGCCCAACGGTTATTCATTACTTACCGTACAAGAAGTTAGAGAAGCCAACCAATCTTTATTGGGTGTACAACTAGGCAAGATTTGTATAGAACGGAACATTCCAGTTACAGATGTTGCTGATTTTTTCAAGGTAAGCCGTGTGACTGTCTACTCTTGGTTTAGAGGCAAAACAGTCGTATCGGGTAAACACTCTGAAAAAATGCAAAAGCTAATAGCAAAATTATTAGCTTGAACGGTTAGAGGGGGCTAGGCTAGCTACCGAAAAGGATGCTCCGTCTCATCCCTGCCCAACTCTTTTAAATGACGTAACAAGGACGGATATGATTTCGAGAAACGAGTTTCTCAAGCTTGTGCTCCCCCCATTGCAAGCTGATGAGTATTACTGCGCTTTCGGCATAACAACAATAAATGAAAAAGATGTAGTTGAACAAAGATTTGTAAGCAATATTTTAGAACTAGAGTATAAGGCAAACTATTTTGTTGAGCATAGCTACAATGCTTTCTTTGCACTTGCTAAATTTGGTGACCCAAAGAACGGGCGCACCACAAGCAATGCAATATCTCTAAAGTCGTTTTTCATTGATCTTGATTGTGGGCCTGGAAAGCCTTATGTAGATTTGAGTTCGGGGCTTGTTGCTCTGAAAGACTTCTGCAAGAAAACTAAACTGCCTCGCCCGACTATCGTGAAGTCAGGGTTAGGTGCGCATATCTATTGGGTGCTTGATGAAGCAATGCCAAGAAAAGAATGGAAGCTACACGCCGAGCGGTTAAAAGAGCTTTGCGTAGAACATAAGTTTGACGTAGACCCCGCAGTAACTGGAGAAGCGGCACGTGTGCTTAGAGTTCCTGAGACTTTCCATTTGAAAGACCCAAAGAATCCAATACTGGTTGAGGTACTGCACGTTGCGCCAACCATAAGCAACATCAAAGATTTGCTACCGCCATCAGAAGATGCGTTGGCTATGTTGGAGAAGGCTGAGTTCAAACGCCCAATGGATGCAGTTACCCTTGCGTTGATGGGCGCTAGTCAGTCTAGATTTAAAACCATCTTGGTCAAGTCTGTAGAAGGCACAGGTTGCAAACAGATTGCCCATATCTACGACAATCAGCATGATATTGACGAGCCGTTGTGGAGAGCGGGGTTAAGTATTGCGCATCAATGTATAGATAGAGACAAAGCTATCCATGTGATTTCCCGCAAGCATCCTGATTACTCACCAACAACTACTGACAAGAAAGCCAACGAGACCAAAGGCCCCTACACGTGTGAGACGTTTAAGAAACTAAACCCCCAAGGTTGTGATGGTTGCACGCTCAGTATTACTTCTCCCATACAAATTGGCAAGGAGATTATTGAGGCAACGGAAGAAGACAATAAAGTCATGGACTTAGAGCCTGAGACTAAAGAATTAAAACAGTTTGTCATACCCAAGTTTCCATATCCATTCTTTAGAGGTAAGACAGGCGGTATATATCAAAAGGTTAAGAACGCAGACGGAGAAGAGACTGACGACATTGTTTATCCTTACGACTTCTATGTGGTCAAGCGTATGCAAGATCCTGAGTTGGGTGAAACATTACTCTTACGTTTGCACTTACCAAGAGATGGTGTGCGTGAATTCATTATGACGTTGGCTAGTGTGCTATCAAAAGAAAAGTTTATCAGCACAGTTGCTTCGTTTGGAATAACTGCATTAGGAAAGAAACAGGATGCACTTATGTACTATGTGACTAAATGGGTTGAGGAATTACAAATGAACGCACAGGCAGAGAAAGCCCATAAACAGTTTGGCTGGATTGAGGACGAGTCAGGCATCATCATTGGAGACAGAGAAATCCGTGCTACAGAAATAGCATATAGCCCGCCATCGTCACCAACGCTACCGCACGTACCATTCTTCCAACCTAAAGGCGACTTCCATGTATGGAAAGATACGGTAAATATCTATGGCAAAGAAGGTATGGAGGACAGAGCCTTTGCGTTCTTCATGGGATTTGGCACAATGCTAATGAAATTCACGATACTTGATGGATTCTTATTGAACTTGTTTAGCCGTGAATCAGGATCAGGCAAGACCACTATTCTGCAAGCTATCAACAGTATCTACGGCAGACCAAAAGAACTTCTGCTATCCCCAAAGGATACATACAACTCACGTATGGGTAGACTTGGAGTCATGCAAAGCTTGGCAGTTACGATGGACGAGATTACCAATATGCCCCCCGACCAAATGTCGCAACAGGTATACGACGTAACATCAGGCAGAGGTAAGAACCGCTACAAACAGCACGAAAATGCAGAGCGAGTAAATAACACCAAGTGGCAGACTGGCTTGATTACTTCGTCTAACAGATCTGTAACCGATGCGCTATTGTCTATTAAGGGTTTTCCCGATGGTGAATTAAAGCGTGTGCTTGAGATAAATATTAAACCCGATCCGTTTGACGACGCTACTTGGGCACGGCAACACTTTGGTCGGCTGATGAATAATTACGGTCATGCAATAGAACCGTTCGCCCAAGCTTTAGTTGCCCAACTTCCAATGGTCAAGGCACAAATGGCGGAAGTTCAGTTGCGTATTGAAAAAGCTGCCACTATTAAAAACTCGGAGCGGTATTGGGCATTGATGGCATCCCTAAGTATTAGCGGTGGGGCAATTGCCAAAACCCTTGGTTTGCATGACATTCCAATCAAACCAGTATTCAACTACGCCGTAGGCCTAATTAATGATACACGGAACAGAACACGTGAATATATGTTTGACGGTGATGACTTCTTAGGTGGGTTCCTGCAACGTCATTTCTCTGAGATTTTGGTCATTAACGGCAACAAGGACAACCGCACAGGGCTGGAACATGGGCCGATCAAGGAGCCAAGGGGTGCTTTGACTGCACGATACGAGCCTGATACTAAGAATCTTTACATTGTTAACCGCACATATAGGGAAGATTGTTCAAAGAACTTCATCAATTACGAAGAATCTTTAGCTCCCTACCGCAAGTCTAAGGCTTTGCTTGGGCTGAAAAAGAAACGCATGACTGCTGGAACTGCGGCGAATACGCAAGCACCAGTAAATGCTTTGTGCTTTGACTCCACCAAACTGGACTTCTTCAACGAGACGGTATTGTTAAATGCTAACGATTCTGAATCTACCAATACTGATTGAATGGGACAAATTTAAAGAAGGTACATCTTTCTTTATACCGTGCTTAGAACGCAGAGCAGTTCAAAAGTACGTACAAGGCGAAGCCCGGCGGCACAGGCTACATGTGATCTGTAAACAAGTTATAGAGAATAATATCTATGGTTTGCGGGTTTGGAGGGATGCGGATATAATCCAACCGCACTCTACTTCTCCTAGAAGTATTTAACCCCCGCTGGTCGGGGGTTCTTTTTCAATCCTCCGCAGAGAACTTCTCTCTGATCTCAGGCAACAGTTTCTTGTTGTACTTGATTCCATCAATCATGTTTCTTTCGTTGGCTTTGCGGGCTGCCTGAGATTTTTGCAAAGTTTCTGACGTAATGCGAATGCCAGGGTGTTTCTCATTGAACCCTGTAATATCTTCCATTGTGTCACTCATAAGCTCCGTATCGCCAGATGTTCTAGCCATATCATACTTATTGAGCAATTTAGTCTTGCGAGCTAATACTTCTTTTTGGAATTGAGTACGTGCGCTAGACATCTCGTACATGGTGGACAAATCAGCAGGAGCAAAACCTGCCATCTGCATCAAACCATTGTAAGTACTTATATCTGTGTCAATAGGATCGCCTTTAAGAGTCAATGCGCCATCGGTCATATATCTAAAACCTTTTGCAGCGTTACGCAAAAAGCTAGGGGATAGCGCTTCAAGTGCCCGCTCGGTATGACCTTCTGACATCATCTTGGCAGCATTATTAGCATTAACTGCATACGATGCGGCTGGGCCTAACGCTTGTTGAATTACAGTCAAAGCAAGTCCGTGATCGGCTATGCTACGTGGATCATCACGATACAACAAATCTGTTGCAAGTCCTACACGGTTAGAGATTTCTAAATTGGTCACGTAGTTGACTGCACCCTTATATGCAAACTCACCAAACAAATCTCGCATCTCTTCATTAAAGTCAAATGGCTCGTCATCGTCACCAAATAATGTGTTAATCATGTTTGCTAACATGGATGCGCCGCCGTAGAAAGGTAATCCTTTAACCCCAGCAAAAGCCATAGCCATACCGTATGTACCAACTAGTTGGCGCATGGCTGCCATACGAACTTCTTTGGTTTCACCTTTAACGGCTTGATGGAAAGCACGTGCGATAGTAAATGCACTATTCCAAGCAAAATTTTTAAATGTAAACGCTACTCTTCCTAATGGGTGTTGCATCCATTTGGGGGCTGTGGCGGACATACCTGATGTATGAGCATCTTTAACTGTGTCAATTGCTTCACGTATTGCTTCTGCGTCGCTTTTACCTTTTTGCTTCGCCAAATCATAGGCAGCTATGGCGGTCACGGCTCGATTGTATTTTTCACTAGCAGTAAATGCTATACCTACTGTGTCTTCTAATTTTGCTTTAAGACCAGTAAATTCATGCGTACTTTGTCTACGACCCTCTAATACTTCACGAGCTATAGTATGTTCAAGTTGACCATGCTCCATTAAAGCATCGTACAATTTTTTATAGCGAGCATTGTTTTGCATTCCATTGATTGCAATTTTGCTTGCACCCATCATGGCATTTGTAGCGCCCGTAAACCCATACTTACCACTCAATATAGGCCATACCATTAAAGGTAATGATGTTACGTTAACCAATGCAGACGAGACGTTACCAGCAATATATTCAAAATAACTTAATGTTGTTGCACCATTTACTAACCCGCTGTATGTTGGGTTGTGCATAAACCCACGTTGATCGTAAATATTTTGCGCAGCAGCATATGTGTCGGGCTTGTTGGCGTTGCTAGCCTCCGCACCAATAGCATCAATTGCTTTATCAATTTGTGGTGAGTATTCAGAATCAGCAAGTTTTCTTGCCCATTTAATCATTACATCACCGTACCCACGCACAATGTCTCGCTCCATACCACGCACGTTTTCAGACTTCATAAATTGCTTTACCAAAGACTGTGCAGGGAACAAAGATAGATACGATTGGTAGATGTTATTCAGTTGCTCTTGACTTGCCCCACTCTTTTGCAAGTCCGCCATGATGCTACCCAAGAATGAAGTGGGCGGCACAGAGCCTTGCTGGAATGAAGCATTCTGAATATTTTGATACGACTTGTGTTGCGCACCTTTGAGTACATCCTTGATGAACTTGTCACGCTCACGTATAGACTCAAATGCTGAAGCAGCACGGTCGCCAGTTGTAGGATCTGCATACTCTACCCAAAAGTCACCACGGCGCAGGAACGGAATGTATCCGGGCACACGACGTTTAGCTTGGAACTCAGCTTTAATTCTTGCGGCAAGAGAAGGAGTTGCATTGGCTAATAATATTTTTTCATACTCGTTGATTGAATCTTCGTATGACTTGCGTATAGTCTTATATACGTCTTGAACTTCTTTAGGCAGTGCATTGTAGATACTGCGTAGTTTTGCAAATTCTGAAGCATTTTGTGGGTTAGTTTTAAAGTTAGGATTTAGTACATCGACTTCAGCTAGACGAGCATCATATGCCATGTCGTTCATACGTTCCATAGCTTGCTTATGTCTAGCAAACACATCCATGAAGTGTTTGTAATTGTCATTAATTTTTTTAATACGCATGTCTTGCGTACCATTACGCTTCTCAAGTGCGTCTAATAGTTTTTGAATTGAAGGAAGTTCTTTGCCATACAGTTTGTTAAGATGGTCAGGGCGCAACAAACCAAATGCTAACTTAGTTGTAGATGGCCCTGCATACATAGGGCTATTCTTATTGGCAATGTTTGAGAAGGTATTTCTGGCTTTCTCCGCATATTCACCCGCAAGGCTCGGCATGTCTTTGCCAATTTTACCCACGGCATTAAATGCGTTATTAACCGATGCCCCCATACCCATAAACATCTTTTCGGCAGGGGTTGCTTCTACATCGCGTGAAACATCTATAGCGTCATGTATAAACTTTAATCCAGCTTCATAGGCAGATTGACCTTTGCGAAATCCTAAGAACTCAGCAATAGACTGTATGATTCTCTCAAACAAGTTACCGCTCTTAGGAGCTTTGATTGTTTTAAGAACTGCTTGAAAGTTGGGATTACCTGTTAACTCAGAAGCAAACTCTTGTAAGTCCTGTGCACCATAGGCAGCGCCAAGTTGATTTTGTATTTGGTCAAAGAACTTTAAGAATTCTTTGGTCAATGGGTGGTTGCGGTTATTGAGCACGTGCGATATTGCAGCGTGTGTAATTTCATGGATTACAGTGTGCTCATTTAAACCATATTCGGGATCAAGCGTGATCGTGTTGGTAGTAGGGTCATAAGAACCAGCTTTACCTTGATACAGTTTTGGGGTTTGAATATTTCCAAGAGTATTTAAGCGCAACTTTTCAGGAGAAAAATCGTTAACAATTTGTTGCCCATCAACCTTATAGGTTAAAGTTATATATCGTTTTGCGCCGGGGGTATCAGATGAAACTTCTCGCCCATATTGATCCATGTAAACAGATCCACCAACAACAGCATCTACTTCATAGCCACCGGGAACATGTGGAAGATTAAATCGAATTACATCCCCCTGCTTAGGTTCTGGTCGGGTGCGAGTTAATTCAAATATTTTTTCTCTATCTGTTGCGGGAAGCGCCATCGGCCCTTCTGGGTTTCCAATTACAATTTTTGGATTTAACCCAAGTGCTTTGAATCTACGCAGTACTTGCTTAATTTCTTTATTGTCAATAGTCTTAATTAAATGGTCAAGAATATTGTTAATCTTGCCTTCTTTAAT